GACAGGCATATCAAAGAACTGGACGAAATGAGATCGTCTGTTGCACAAACCATTATTGAACAAATCATAAATCAGATTTTGTGCAACTCTGAATTTTTCTAGCATCTTGTTCTTAGAACGTGGAAACTCCACTGCACCTTCAAGGGGAATAAGTTCACTTAGTTTATCTCTAAGATTCTCAAACCCTTCATTGGTTGCCCAAGAACTTTTGAATAAAGGTAACTGAGTCATTATATCGCCTCCAATTTGATTCCGCCTTGAGGGAACACTAATCCAAACTTCTCAATCATAATGTCCCTAACCTTTTCTCTGTCAAGACTATCTCCACAGAATTCAATCTCACCTTCAGAGATGTATTGTTGAGTCGCCTCAAGAATCATCTTTGAGGTAGCACCCATTGGATAAATCGCATCAGGCACATCACCATAGAAACTTTCAACATAGGCAACGAAATCAACGATTCCATCAACAATCTTTTCAACACTTTTAGTCATAATCACTCCTTATTTCTCAATCTTACATATACATTATACATGTTATGATAACAAATGTCAAGCACTTTCTTCACTTTTTTTCAAAAAAAATTGGTGCGCCTGAAAGGATTCGAACCTTTGACCTTTGGTTTCGTAGACCAATACTCTATCCAGCTGAGCTACAGGCGCAATCATATTATACTAACTCCATTCCAGCGTTCCAAAGTTTCCACGCACCATCATAGGTGTCAAACCCTTCTTCGTCAGCAAAGTCCATTGAAGAACTGTGCATTGCACCAGAAGACAAACCTTTTGTTTTTACAACGTAGGCAATCATCTCAGCAGTGTTGGCATACCCAACAACACCTTCACCAGAGAACATTTGAATCCCACCCTCGTGGGCAGCGATGAAGTCGATTTCGTTTTGATTTGTCATTTGAAGTACCTTTCTCATTAACTATACATATACTATACATGTTATTATAACAAATGTCAAGCAAAAAATGAAAAAAAGTACAAAAAAAAGTCCTTGCAAAACAAGGACTTATAATTTTTTTGAAAAAAAGTTTATTTTTTTAGTGTTTCCACCCATCTCTGGGCACTTCTTTACCCATTGCAATATTCTTGATATCTCCACGACATATACCCATATCGTTTAGTTCTCTATCAGTCAATGCATGTAGTTCCCTATATGCTTTCTTGTCCATCTTTGGGGTGATACTATCTCTGAAGTTTTTGTACAAGTCTGCGACTGCATCACAAAATGCACAATAAGTTGCTGTAAGTGTTACCATGTTGATGCTCCCCACATAATAAGAATTGGAACTGCAAGTGGAAATGATACAAGTACCAAGGCCTCAATTACATTACAAAATTTACATACATTTTCATTCTCTTTCAATTTCATTATCATATTACTCATTTTCTATTCTCCAACATCAGTCGTTTTGCTTCTGCATGGTATCCCATACGAGATAGTTCAGCTGCAGCTCTAGCTCTTCCTACCGATTCCGTAATTGCAATACTTCCCATAAGTACTGCGAGTAGTGCTTTACTCATCCAATCACAAACCGCACATGTTTGTTTGTAACTTTGGTTTATCAATAAACCGACTGACATTTCTAGGTTCTCCTTTTGGTCATTATGTGGTTATAAAACTCAACCACATCGTGGTCGTGTAAGTGTTTTACGTCATCAGCATATTCTGTACGAATAAATCTTACAATATCTGAATGACGATTTTTATTATTGAACAATTTTGCAATCCATTTTGTCATTTTATTTCTTTCTCTTAAAACGATAAAAGGGATGCAATGCATCCCCTAAGTTAAAATACAAGCAAGACAAGCTTGCTCATTCTGTCCATAAATTTGGGCATATTTTCGAATCTCCTTTGGGGGTGGTTCACTTTTATTTAGGTAAATGATGTTGTCGTATGTTACAAAAAGTAATGTTATTTCTGCATATTCGCTAGAACTTTTCTGCATACTCTTGTAACAAAACCTTAGAACTACCAACTCTAACATTGATTATACCATTATAGTATTCATCAGTGAGCAAAACTTCTCTGTCGAATTGTTCTTTAGCTTCTAAGTAACTAAGCATTCCTCTACTTTGACAATAGTAGAGTATCTCTCTTGTAAACTGGTCTTCGCCAAGTTCTTTTACATCTTCAATCAACCAATCAGAAGATCCCCAATAGGTTCTCCAATCACTTTCTTTGGTTGATCTTCGTTTGTTCTTTTTTCCTTTTAGTGGGGGTTTTGTAACCTTAAACCTTGCTAACTTCTTACCGACATATTTTTTGTCATTAGTTAAGTTGGTTATTAGATATACAAAACCCTCACAAGTCTCTGGCAGGTCATGAACAGGTTCACCATTATAAGTCCACTGTGACATTAGTAATCTTCGTCTTCATCCTCATCAAACAGAACGTCTTCATGTTCTTCTTTGATGTTCTCAGAACAAAATGGGCAGTACTTTACCTCATAGCTCCACTCATCCATATTATGAGATATTCTAAAAACTGCTTCACAACTGTCACATAAGATTTCTTTTCTGCTCATTAATTGACTTACCTTTTATTATGCGGCATCATAAACGTCATCCCACTTGCCTGTCAAACCAGCAACCTCATATTCTGTTACTCTGTTCTCAAAGAAGTTGGTATGGTCTGCACCGTTCAGTATCCACTCCAACCACTGTAGGGGATTTTCTTTTACTTTATAATTACCTTTTAGTCCTAATTGTATGAGTCTTCTATCAGTTATATATCTAATATATTGTTTAACTTCTGACTGCTCTAGACCTTCAATGTCACCAAGTTTATATGCAAGGTCAACAAAGTTATCTTCTAACTTCACTGCTTGTCTTGCCATCTCATATATATGTCCCTTAAATTCATCATCTATAATACGAGGATGTTCTGCACAATATGCCTTGAAGAGTTTTGCAATACCCTCAACGTGGATTGATTCGTCACGAATACTCCACTCAACAACCTTACCCATACCCTTCATCTTACCGTAGCGTTGAAAGTTCAATAACATTACGAATGATGCAAATAGTGCCACACCTTCATTCATTACAGATTTTGCCATTGCAAGTCCAAGTCCACGAACTGTGTTTGGATCACTGTCCATCATAAACTCAATCTTGTCTGCCATCTCTGTATATTCTAGGAAGGCATGATACTCGGCATCAGATAACCCAAGTGTCTCATTAAGAAGTGCATATGCACGTTGGTGTATAGCCTCTCTATTCGCAAACGAACCAAGCATATTGCGTACTTCATTGTTCTTAAATTTAGGGATAAGTTGGTCGTAATAGTTTTGCCCAACTGCAACATCTGACTGTGTAAACAGTCGTAAAATGTTTGTGATGTATTCTTTCTCAATTGCACTTACCTTTCCAGACTTCCAATCTGCAACATCTTCAGACAAATCAAGTTCGTCTTCAATCCAGTGTACCTTCTCATGTCTTGTTGTGATTTCAACTGCCCAAGGATAATGGAATGGTTTGTATGTTTCTGAAAACACCATTAGTCCACCACCTTTTTTCTTTACGAACATTTCTGATACAGCTTCGAATTGATTCCAAGATCCAATTAACTTATCGTCAATAAAGATTTGTGGTACAGATCGAGCTCCAGGCACCTTTTGATAAAACGCAAGACGTTCCTCTTGATTATCCATACGATGTTCTGTGTATTCATATCCATGTGATTTGAACCAGTTCTTTGCTTTCTCACAGAATGGACAATTTGATTTACTATAAATTTCTACTTTCATTTCTTTAACCCTCGCACGCTACACACTCATCTTGTGACTGTGCTTCCATTGTTTGTGTTTCGTAATCTTTCAATGCATCACGAGAAACTTTTAGTGATACATTTTCTGCTCTTTGGGAAGTCTCTGTTCTAAGATAGTACAGACCTTTTGTCCCTAACTTCCACGCAGCAAAGTGTGCCCTGTGTAAGTCTTTCTTATCTGCACCAGCAGGGAAGAATAGATTTAGTGATTGTCCTTGACAGAGATACTCTTGTCTATCTGCGGCTTGTTCTACCAATACCAACTGGTCAAGTTCTATTGCTGTTTTGAAAACATCTTTGATTTCCTCTGATAAGAAATCTAAATGTTGTACAGAACCACCATTGGTTATGATATCAGACCAAACATCTGGGTGATTCTTTCCAACCTTTTCTAGTTCTTCTTCCAAATATATATTCTGCACCAAATGTGAACCAGCACGAGTACGATGTGTATATGCATTCGCTTTTGCTGGTTCGATTGATGGTGAAGTAGAAACAATAATACTACTGTTGGCATTAGGTGCAATTGCCAGTAGATGTGCATTACGTCTACCAGTACCCCTCATATCGGGTGCCTCACCCTTTTCTGCACCAATATTTATAGTTTCTCTAACAGACTCATCTTTGATGTATTTGAACACTTCACGATTCAATTCTCGTGCTTCTGGTGAATCAAACGCAATTCTCTTCTGGTGTAGAAGAGAGTGCCATCCCATTGCACCTAATCCAAGACTACGTTCTTGTGTTGCTGAGTAGCGAGCACGCTGAATTTCATCGCCTGCGTTATCAATGAAAAACTGTAGAACATTGTCAAGAAAGCGAATAAGATCACGAACAAGACTTGTATCTTTCCATTCATTATATTTCTCCAAGTTTAGAGAAGATAAGCAACACACCGCAGTTCTATCTTCAGAGGTCGGTAGGTGAATCTCATTACATAAATTAGAACCGTGAATCTTTAGTCCTTTCGCCTTCATTGTGTGTGGTAATGCACGATTAGCAGTATCAATAAAGTTTAGATATGGTTCACCTGTACGATATCTTACTTCTAGAATTTGTTGCCATAACGTCCTTGCAGGCATACTTTCACGAACTGTTTTGTCATTGGGGTCTTTCAAGTCCCAAATTTCATCACGTTCTACCGCCCGCATGAAATCATCAGTGATGTTGATTGCATGGTGTAGGTTAAGGTTCTTTCTGTTTACGTCACCTGTTGGTACACGCATATTTAGGAACTCAATAAGGTCTGGGTGTGAGACATCCATATACGCTGCGTATGAACCTTTCCTTGTCTTACCCTGACGGTATGCAGTCATATCTGCGTCTACCGTATGCAAAAATGGCATTGGCCCAGGCGCCTTATCTGAGATGGCACGAATGTCACTCCAGTGTCCACCAACACCACCACCCTTAACTGACAACCAACGTAACTCAGCAGAGTGGTCGATTAGTCCTTCTAATGAATCTGGTACATATGTTAGGAAACATGAGATGGGAAGAGCTCTTGCTTTCTGCCCTGGCGCTGGTGCGTTTGACAACACTGGTGATGCAAACATGAACCAACCATTAGATACTCCATCATAAATGCGTTGTGCTAATTTCAAATCACCATCACAATATGCGACAGCAGCACGAGCAAACGCTTCCTGTGGGGAAGATTCGTTGTCATTACAATAATAGTCTTTTAGAAGTTTGTATGCTTGTTCCGATAATTCTTTGTCTTTATTTCTGTTAATTCTGATACCAAGGTGGTCGAGACCAATGTCTTCGCCAGTCTTGGTGAAGGGTACGATGACTTCTGCCAGACTTTTCATATTTTCTTTCTCCATTTTTTCTAATATGTACGTTTCCACGAATTGAAAACGGTTTGTGCTTTTAATCCCGAATGGGAGTTACTATGTATAATGCCAAGAATCTCTGCCGGCGTCCTTCCCGACAATATCATGTCATTAATATCTTTTTCTTTTATTGAAGAAGGCCATAAACACACTGTGTAACCATCTTCAATACACCTTTCAATCTGTCTAGTAATCTCTTGATTTCTAGGTTCGTTGTCTGGTACAAGAACAGCTTTATCTTTGAACTGAGGTACACGCAAATCACTTTGGGCAACGGCAATAGCATTGTCTATGAATAAACTATCTAGTGGCCCTTCTGTAACATATACGGTACGAGTAGGGTCAAGTTTATTCATTCCAAAGAT